TTAACTAATTCAGTATAATTTATTTTTTTGTCATTAAAAACATTCTCAGTAAATTTTCATCATTGTTCCTGTCTATTTTTACAAGAGCATTTTCCCTTTTCTTTAAAACTTCAAGAAGCTTATATTCTATAAATCTTACATCTTCATTACTAAACTTCTTAAAAAGCATCTCTTTAAATTCAAATATTTCATTATCTGTCATTATCAATCTCCTTTTAGAAAAATTTCATCTGTTCAATTTTATTTCCTGATTTCATTTTTTCTGCTGAAAAAGTATTACATTTTTCAATTTTCTCTAAAACTGCAGGAGTTATATGTTTTTCTATTATTTCACCGTTTAGACCATTCCCTCTAGTAACTGAAGCCCTGAGTCCATTCAGAGACATCTGCACATAACACATATTTACACAAAGGGGATCTATATCATTGCATTCAAAAAATAATATTTTCTGCGGATTCAGGCCCATATCTGCGACTGATTTTGCAAATCCTAGAACCATACTCCCTCCCCCTGCACATGGTTCAGAAATTTTAATAATCCCTTCCGTACATACTTTTTTTATAACTTCACTCTTACTGAGACTTATTTTTGCACACATATCTGAAATATGTTGTGCTGTGAAAAATTGTCCCATTTTCCCAGTAGAGATTCTCATAATCATATAAAGTTCTCCAAGTATATCTTTAAAAGGTTCTTCTTCAATCGTCGCAACAAGCAATGCAAAACATTCCATATATTCGTTTAAAGTCTCTTCATCATATTGCCTAATAAGATGCATATATCTTGTTTCCATTTCTTTATTTCCACAATTTGCACTTATTGCAGCAGAACTCAATGCACAAAAATCACTAAACGATCTGTAGATTCCTTGCGTCAACGAAATTTTTTCAAGTTTTTTTACAAGCATTTCTTTCGCTGTCATTTTAAAACCTCTTTCTGAATATTATTTCTCACTTTGTCTAAGTTTTCACTTCCATAAATTCTATAAATATAACCTCTTATAGCTTTTGTTGATTTCCCAATTTCTCTTGAAATCTGTTCATAAGTCCTGTTTTTTAAAATCGACTGATGTATGTTTTCTTTTTCCTCGCTTGTATATTTAATGTGATTATCTGCCTTGACTGGTCTTGCTTTTATCTCAAGATCTAACAATCTTCTTTGAATTGCTCCAGAACTTCTCTGCAAAATTTCACTCAATTCTATGTAAGTATATTTATGCATTTCAATAAGTCTTTTAAGCTTTTTATCTTCTTGTTTTGTCCATGGAGTTTTTCTAAGCATTCTTCTTTCTTCACACTGATTTTTCCTTATTTCCAAAAGCCATTCAGGTTCTTTCCCTAAAATATCTTTTTTCACTCTGATCCAGTTAATAAAATGTCTGTTTTTTTCAGCCCATCTCCAAAAATCTTCAATATATACAATTCGCCAGATATTTTTATTTACTTTTTTAAATTTTACTGGAAATTTTCTTTTTTTAATCCAACTTATTTGTTTATAGCTGTATGATTTTATTCCAAGCTCTTTTAATAACAAATTAAATGTCCAATATTCATCAGCCCAGAGAAATCTGCCAAGTTTCATTTTTCTTGCTTTACACATTATAGATGCTTGACTTCTGTTTAATTTCTTTTTTAAGCCAGACATTGAAATTTTTCCCCATTTTTCTTCCAAATAAGTCATTTCTTCTTTTGTCCAGTGTCTCATTCTTTTCCTTTCCATCGTTTTGCTAACACCAGAAAAACAATTGAAATTTTATTTTTTCTCCTTAAAGGCCCTGAAATGTCCTGGATAAACTTTCTTTAGTTCCTTTACCTCTTCAGAAGTTTTAATAACAAATGGCTCAACGTATATTTCTCTAAGCTTTGTCATTAGTTTTTCTCTTCCACCGCCTACCCCATGATCCACTCCAATATGCCATTCAGGAGATAATGGTAGATATGAATTTCCTACTCCACCATCAAATCTATATCCCCCTAAAGCTCCTGCTGATTTTGAAATATGTGCCAACTGGGCATTTGGCTTTCCAGTTATTACACATATCTTTTTTTTTAGCATCCAATAAACCCATTTCCGGTTATTCTGCTTTTTGTAAAGCTCATGGATCTGATTCCACATCGGGATTTCCTTATCCATGAAGTAGTCAAATAAGAAATTTGTAAACTCTACAGCTTCCTGATTTGTTACTAATTTCAAAGCAAGACTAAAAGTTCCTTCGAGCTTTATCAGTAAAAGCTGCATTTCTTCAATTATAAATTTCATAAGGCTATCCAGGATTATTTTTGCCTTGTTTCTGTTCGTATATTTCTTTTCAAGAACCTCTATTATCTTTTTTTCCAGCTTTTCATTCAAATTTCTGAAAGGCTCGTAGTTTTCTAAGCTCTTTCCACTTGACCGTATATATAACTTTTTTAATTTTTCCTTGGCCTGAAATCTGAAATAATCTGAAATTCTTGGTTTCTCCTTACTGGATAAATTGTTTATATCTTTATTTGCTAAATGATATGCAAAACAATCAATGAACCAGTATATAAGTTCCTGATTATCTCTACTCATCATTTTTACAGACATCAGTAAGGCCCCCTTATATTCCTAAAAGCTTTTTCCAAAATGGTTTTTTCTTTTCTTTATATTTCTCCATTTCTTTTGCCTTTTCAAACCATACAAAATTTCTTTCAGCCATCAGAAAATCATTTTTTCTTTGCAGAAAGTCAATCACTCCTTCAAGAACTTCAATAATTTCTTTTTTTTGCTTTCTATCAACCAGTTTTATCTCACTGTTTAATAATTCATTTACTCCCTTGATATTTATGAGATTATACTGATTTCCATTTACTCCATCCAACGGAAATTTTAGTATATTTTCTTTGCTGACCTTTTTATTGACTGTATTTTTACCATTTTTATATCCAAACAGATCTGTCACATCTTTGGCCAGCAAATAAATTTCATAGTTATATATTTTTCCTCTTACTGTTTTCCCTTTGCATTCAACACTTTCTAAAAATTCTAAGCTCATTCTTTTTCCTCCGTAATTTCAATTTTTGATAATATCTCTAAAACTTTTTCCAGTTCAGGATTTCTAAAACCATAGCTCAGATAATCAACTGGATTTTCATAATGATGTCTGTTTGCTTCTATGTGTTCTTTACAGGCCCTTTCAGTTAAGAAAGCATTCACATATACATGCTCATAATCTCCACCATAGCACTTTAAATTCAACGAATCATTGTCCAGTTTTTCTAATTTCAATGAATTGATTTCTTCAACATCTTCTGAATATTCTTCATCATAATCAGCAAGCAGGACATCTTTCAACTCTTCCAGTCCTTCATCATCATATGTGTATATTCCAAGACTTTCTCCATCACGGACTGCTTCAAAATAGTTCCCATATCCATCACATGATGCAACAAATCTATTATGCTGTATCTGATAAAATCTTGGATTTGCAGTTATTCTATTATCCTGTGTATTAAGTTCATGTTTCAGTTCTTTTAGAAATTTTACATCTTCTGCCGTTAAATTATTTATTTTCATTCATCCTCCTAAAATATTTCTTCCTTGAATCCATGTTCTTTTAACCATTTTCTTGAAAATTCTTTTTCTTCATCTGTACAGTTTGACAAATTTACAATTCCTTTGTGTATTCCTGCCCAAAAAGCTAAATCATTTTTTGGTACATTTTTATTATATTTATGCATAAATGCTTTTATTTTATCCATATCATAAGTCAATAACACCTTTTTCAGTTCACTTTGATAATCATTAATATTATTTTTCCCAAATTTTATCAGCTCTTTTTTTGATTTTTAACATAACTGCTCAACTGTTCTATTTTCTCTTTGCTGTCCATTTTTTCTTGAATCAGCCTGTCTATTTCCTTGTCAATCTCAATTATCCTGTCTTCTAATTCAGCTATTATCTGATATTTTGTCTTCATGCTTTATCCTCTCCTTTTTTCAGCCATTCTCTGAGTTGGCAAATGAAATCCCAAATGTATTGTCCCAAGTTCTCCGCTCCTGTTTTTTCTGATTATGAACTCAACCTCAGAATTGACAATATTTTTCTTTTCCTTGTCATAATAGTCTTCCCTGTGCAGAAAAGCTACAACATTACTCGCCTGTTCAATTCCTCCTGAATCTCTCAAGTCAGAGAGCATTGGTCTTTTATCTGTTCTTGCTTCAACTGCTCTGTTAAGCTGTGCAAGAATTATAATACAAGTATCAAGTTCTTTTGCCAGCAGTTTCAACCGGTTGGACATATACTCAACTTCAAGATTTTTATTCTGATATTCATAATCCCGCATAAGAGTCAGATAATCTATTACAATTACATCAAATTTCTTCCTCTGATGAAGTCTGCGTATCTGATGAATAATTCTCTTGAAATCATTGTTTTCAACATCCAGTATTGTCAGATTCAGATCATTCAGGTAACTCATGGCCATGTTTATTCTTGTTATTTCCTCATCATTTCCAGTCTTTCTTTCAATTTTTCTGTATTCAACTCCTGAATTTATTGCAGCTAACCGATTTATTATTTGTTTTTTGCTCATTTCAAGATTTATATACAGTGCTGTACCTTCCTTTGCAGCCCTGTATACAACATTAAGTCCAAACGAACTTTTTCCCATTGCCGGTCTCGCTCCTACAGTCACAAGACTTCCCTTTTCAAGATTGAAAAATTCATTTATTCCAGAATAGGGAAATTCAATAATATTTTCTTCTTTCCCAAGCTCTTGATACCATTCATTTATCAGATCTTTTATTTCATATTCTTTATTTTTAGAATCTTCAACATTTTCTACCTTTTCAATTGCTTTGAGAACTTTTTCAATCTTTTCATCAAAACTTTTTGAACTCATTAGGATTTTCTCAGTTTCCTTGAAAAAAAAATCTTCTTTTGAAATATTGATAAGCTTCTGAATAGCTGTACTTATTACAACTATTTCCTGATTATCAATCATATCAAGCAGTTCTTCTATTTCCCAGTTCAATTCCGCTATATCAAAACTTCCTTTTTCGAGAAATTTATCTACCATTTTCTCATAAAGTTTTCCTATATCCCTATCAGAAAAATGTTCTTTCTTTAGTCCAATATCCAAGGCTTCCTGCATTTCCCCAGGAAAAGTCAGAAGTCTTCCAATAATCTGATATTCCAAAGTAGCATTATCTTTTGTCGTACTCATCAAAATCATACTCCTCTGCTATTTCCTCATCTGTTTTTAGTCTTCTTGTTTCCATTAAGTTGTCGTCATACGTACCATTGTAAATATTTAAAAAGTTATTTTCCTTGAATAACCATAAACAAAATGCACCAGGATTTCGTTTATTTTTAAAATCTTCAATAAGAAACTTGCTTTTTTTCATTTTTTCTAAAGTTTTCCAAAAAAGATTATCCCCATGAATATTCACAAGATTTATTATATTCTTTAAGTTTGGATATATTACCATTTCAAGATTCTGATCAGGAAAAAGCGGTTGTAGTTCTTTTTTTACTTTTTCCTTTAAAGAATTTGTATTAGTTAATATATTATTTTCTTTATTACTACTACATGTTATAGATGAATCTATTATAGAAGAATCTTTGTCTTGCCAATTTGTCATACCCCCTGATGACATTTTGTCATACCCCCCTTGACATTTTGTCATACCCTCTGATGAAAGATTGTCATCATATTCTGTTAAATCAGAATAATTTTCATCGAAGGTAACATACAAGAATGTTCCTTTAATTCCATTTCTGCAGTTTAAAACCTGTTTTTTTAGAAATTTCTTTTCTATCAGCTTATCTATTCTCCTTATTATCGTTCTTTCACTTCCTACAATCGGGACTTGTTCAAACAGATAACCGTATTTGATCCACATGAATTTATCCTTATCTGTTTTATTCCCTTCAGTTTCATATTCCAGTATTTTGTAATCTATTTTTTTTGAATTACTTGAATACATATCCGACAGTGTTCTCAATATAAGACTGTCTATTAAATCTAAATTATTTTTTATTAATGCTTCCTGGCTATAGCCATTAATTGTATATTTCATTTTTTCTCCTCCCCATATTGTTTTCCTATGGTTTCTATGCTATAATAAACGCAATATGTTGTATATCTCATTTTTTTAAACAGCACTCTCAGGAGTGCTTTTTTATTCTCCTTCAAATTTTTTCAATATAAATCTATGAGTTCCTCCAATTCCGCCCAATGATTGCTTAATCTCTCCAATGTTTTTCAGAATCCCTTCCAGTTTTTCATACTCTATCATCAGATCTGCAACATTATCTGCAATTGAATCATCCATTCTTTTTAGCATATCCCAGAATTTAATTTTGTCTGCTGGAATTAAAACTGTACTTCCATAATTTTTATTATTACTTATTTCTTTTTCCATTTCATGAAATCTGTTAATATACAGTGCAGTAAATACACTCCCTTTTCTTCCTGTAAGCTTATGTGCTAAAAACTCACAGCCTTTTCTTGTTATCCTATAATTATTTCTTTTTTCTCCCTTACTATCTACGTACTGACTTTTCTGGAAATATTCAACCAAGTCAATTTTCACTCCGTTAAAATATCCCGTGTATTTTGTAATATCTTTCAGTAAATTTGAGTGTTCCTTTTCTAACATCTTAGCTACTTCTCTGCTGTCTAATGTTGCCATTTTCTTAATTTCACTTTTTTTCATAATATTTCCTCCTAAATTTTTCTATAACTGCCAAGTTATTTTCTTTTAATAAAATGATTATTTTTAACCTTTTAGTGATTTTTTATATCATTTAAAAGTGAAAATGTCAAGTTATTTTTTAACCTCTTAAAGTTAAAATTATACTTTTCATTTTTAAATAACAGTGATATAATAATAAAAAATTATACTGGAGGTATTAAAATGTTAAAGTCGAAGTTAAGATATTTAATGGCAGACCATCAAATTAACTCTATACAAAAACTAATAACTGATACTTCATTGAGTAGAAATACTCTCAATAAATTGTATCGGTCAGAAAATTTAGAAACATTAGGACTAAATGTAATAATCACCTTATGCAAATACTTCAACTGTCAGATTTCCGACCTCATAGAATACAACCCTGATTAGTAGTTTGATAGTACCACCTAAAGTAAAAATATAAATTCTTGGCAGTCTTTTTATTTTAGGAGTAGGTGGCACAATTAAACTACTAATCAAAAGGAGTGATATTATGAATGACTATGATTTTGAAATTTTAAAACATATTTTTGACTCTAAAAATACAACTTATAAAGATGTATGTGTATTCTTTCCTGAAAAAAAATATAACACCAAAAGTAGAATTATGTACTTAAGAAGCGAAAAATATTTAGAAGTTATTATGGCCTTGAACAAAGATAGCGACAAAGCTGATGACTATGTAAGAGTTTATTCGATATCTGAAAAAGGCAAAAAATTTTTACAAGATACTCAACTAGAGCAAAAACAAAAGAGAAAAGAAAAAACCGAAACTTGGATTTTAGAAATTATGCGTTCGTTTCTTTTTCCTCTAATAGTTGCCCTAATAACAGCCTATATAACAGCTTATATAACAGCCAGATACTTCAGATAATATCGTTAGATATTATTTGTTTTTTTATTTCATTTGCGATATCTTCTGCAGTAGAGCTATCTTTTATTCCAAAGTAAAATATTTTACTTTCTTTCTCTACTCTGATATTGTCTTTAAGCAGTTCATTTTCTTCTTTCAGTTTCATATTTTCCCAAATTTTTAATAATATCTGGAATGTTATAATTATCGAATAATTAATTAAAAACGCATTCAAAACTTCTCTAGCCATTTTTCTCACCTTCTAAAAATTTTCTTACAATCTCAGTTGTTTCTTCTTTTTCAAACATAGTCACAAATATATCTTTACATATTTCCGTATCGTATGCTGATCCATGCCATTTTTCTTCATCAAGTTCTATTCCATAAAATTTTGCAGTTTCATTTAATCTTGGCCATTTATATTTTCCAAATTTCCCTGGAATTTTTAAAATGTCAATATTGCTTTCTTTTGTACAAAACTGATTTTTTAAATCAAATGGAATAAATTTTCTGTCAAATGATATATTGTGTGCTACAAAATGATTTGTGTCCTTACAAAAATCTACAAAATCTTTATCTTTTTCAAAATATTTTGAGTATTTTATACCTGATTCCACTCTACGCCTTAGAATTTCCTTGTCTGTAAGTCCATTTACAGCAACAGCTTCTGCATTTATTTCCTCGCCCTCATTTCTGAAATAAAATCTGTTAAATCTTTCAATTTCTTTATAAGAGTTTAATTCTAAATCAACATCAATTTTTATTGCTGAGATTGATAAAACGGAACAGTTTTCCAGTCCGTTTGTCTCAGTGTCAAATATTATTACTTTCATTTCTCCTCCTAAAATGGAAAATCATCTTCATCTTCCATTATTTTCTTTCCTTCAGTTCCTTTTATTTCATATCTTCCTATTATTTTAGTTCCTTTTTCCTGTTCCTTTTTTTCTCTTATCCTATTTTCAATTTCAAAATTCTTTTCCCATAATTCATATGCTTTAAGTTCCTTTGAGTTCTCCATTATCTCCTTTACGCTTCTTCCTGTTTCAGCATCATAAAATCCGTTCAGCCAATACGTCTCCCTTTCTTTTATTTCTCCAGTCTTAAGATTTAACTCTTCTGAAACTCCTTTATAAGTCAGAAATATTCCTATTTTCTTATTTTCCAGCATTTCAAATCTTTTTCTTCCAAGCTCATCCTCTGTTTTCTTTAAGTCTTCATACTTTACTTTTAATAAAAATGTTAAATGATTTGTATGTCTCTCCACGTATTCCAATTTATTTCCCTTTTTATCAATGTAATAAATTGATACACGTGCTTTTCTTCCATCCTTAATTGTTCTGACAAGTAAAATTAATCCTTCCGTCTTATTGTTATCGGCAGGTTCTGCTTCAATAGCTTTTTCTATGATACATTCAAAACATCCACTTTCCTGAATCCACATTCCAGGAAAATTTTCTTCTGATAAATATTTTTCATTATTATTCCACATTTATTTTTTCCTCCTGTTTTTCCATGCAATGAAATTTTTATATTTTACAAATTTTACATCACATAAAGATATCTTATTTTTGTCTATTATTATAAAAGGATATTTAATTTCAAAATTTTTAACATTGATATACTCAACTGA